ACTCACTTGGCAACTCATCTTCATTATCAATCAACATATTTTTCCTTTTCCTGCGTGTTTATCGTTCTCAGGACATTTAACTTGCACTTTTTACAAGTTGTTACTTTGCTCCCACTTCAGTCTGTCAAGGTGTTTCTTCTCGAACTTCCCATGCTCTGATGGGAAAGAACCAGACCACCCTTCCAATTTGAAGTTAGGTGCGCTTATGAGGCGGTTGGCTGTTGCTCCGCACTCACATAAGAAATCCCGTGTCTCATAATCACAGAATCTCTCAGTTTTATGCCCGTTTTCACAGGCAAAATCAAATAGTCTTTTCATTCAATTCCTCAAATGCTCTCTCGCTGACCTCTTTCAAGGTTCTCAGCCATGTGAGTATTGACAATTCGCCCTTCTTGAATTGCAAGGACTTTTCGTCAGGGATTGTACTGATATTGTTCAACGATTCAATCATTGTGTCAATATCCTCCATTAAGTCTTTCCAACCCTCTTTTGACATCAAGTCAAAGCGGGCTTCATAGTACTTTTGGAGTTCGGGGGTCACTTGGCTTCCAAAGCCACCACACGGGCGGTTAGTGCATCATTTTTTGCTGAAAGTTCTTGGATAGCCGCAGTTAGTGTTGCTACTAGGAATGATGTATCAATGCCTTGATAAGCAGGAACAGTTCTTGTACCCATTACCGCAGGGGTAGTGATATTTCCTTCTTCGTCTTTAACTGCTGGTGTTACTTCGTATTCTTCTTCACGGGTTGCGTCTTTTTCACCACTAACGGCATGAGGGCAAACTTCTGCTAACTCATGCGCTATGAAACCTTCACCACCAGAACTATCTAATTTCCATTTGTATGTAACAGGCTTTAGTTGTGCTACTTTAGCCAAAGCACCAGTTATCGGTGCAATGTTATTTTTTAGGCGATAGTCAGATGATGTGTTGTAAGCGGTTGCCGTGTTCGTTGTTGTAATACTTCCAACACTTGCGCTAGCAGAAGTTCTATAAAAATTAATAGATGTTCTGCTAGCAGAACCAGCGGCTCCTTGAATTACAGTTAGAGGATTAAAAGCCCCGTCAGAGTTACCATAAATTTCTACTTTTCCATTATCTGTATTTGTTGTTCTATCAATTAGCACTTGCCCCGTTGAAAGGATACGCATACGCTCTATGGCATCGGTTGTATTGTCAGGAGCAGTAGAAAATGTTAAAAAAGCACCAAATTTATTAGCCGTGCTTCCGCTACAATATCCTTCAATAACTGCTCTTGTTTTATAGGTTGCTGTGTTATTAGGCAATTCCCAAACTATTGAACCAATCCTATTTCCATCAACAGGATTTCTTGTTGAAGCCAAACTAAATGTTGAATAAGTTGCACTAGTATTTACTTGCAAAAGACTTGCGCCAGCCCATTCACTAGATGGCGAACCACTAATCCCCACATTCTGTGAAGTATCAATAGTTACTGCAGTAGTGCCATTTGTTGCCGCAGTAATAGTTCCACCAGAACTGTTAACAGTCACATTAGATGTGCCGTTAGAAATTGATGTTGTGCTAGGGCTTGACCAAGTAGGAGCCGCACCAGTTCCTGCTGAAGTCAATACCTGACCATTAGTTCCAGACGCACCAGTTAGAGTTAGCGCAGTTGTTATGTTGGCAGATGCAAGTGTGGGCGCAGTCAGGGTCTTGTTTGTAAGAGTATCTGTCGTTGCCTTGCCAACTAAGGTATCAGTTGCCGCAGGAAGTGTGATGGTAGTTGTACCAGCCACCGCAGTTGCTTGTAATGTGGTTGTCCCTGAAGTCGATCCAGAGAGGTCAATCGCATTAGGTTTTAGGGTTACTGTCGTTGCCATATTTTTCCTTTATGGTGTTCCATTTGCAATAATATTAGTTGCTGAAGTAATCACTCCAGTTGAAGACATTGAGGCTATTGTAGTTGCGCCATATTTAAACAGCAACTTGCCACCCGATTCCTCAATTGTAAAGTTGGTCGTTGCCAAAGAACCAGCCGAACCTGTCGTATTTTGGTTAAGTGTAGGAATATTAGACCAAGTTGGTGTATTTCCAGAGCCAGCAGAAATTAAAACTTGTCCAGAAGTTCCTTGGCTACCATCAAAACTTGTTGTTCCAGTTACGCTTAAATCTACAAAACTACCATTCTTAGGTGTTACTGCACCTATTATCATGTTGTCTATATCGCCAGCGAAAGTAGGCGCAATTTCAATAGAGTTAACACCAGTAGGTTTTATATGGACATGACCCGTACCAGTTGGGCTTATGTCTACTTGTGCGTTTGTTCCGTTGATATTTGTTGATACATTAAGAGATAAATTGTCTCCACCACCACCACCCATGCTAAGTTGAGTTGTGCCAGCAGAATTTTTAAGACTTAAGCCGCCTGAGTTTGTTGCTTGAACAGTAGGGGTTGTAAGACTTGTAAGAGTTGCAGTGCCACCAGTAATAGCCACAGAACTAGCATTTTGGGTGGACATCGTACCCAAACCACTAACATCGGTATTTGCTAGAGTAATAGCACCTGTACGACCCGCTACGCTTATAACTAGGTTACTTTGGTCAATCTTTTGCCAATTAGCGCCATTAAACAACAACCAATCGCCTATTTGCCAATCAGTTATGCCATCAAGGTTAGTAGAGCCAGCCGTTGCAACTATGTAGTAATAGCCATTTACACCCACGCCACTTGCCAATGTAGGAGTGTTAGTGGATGCGTTCCATGTACCTTGGTAACTCAGACCACCAGCGACAGATGCCCAAGAAGTTGATGTTCCATTGGTTGTCAGATATTTACCTGAGTTTCCTGTTTGACTAGGAATCAGGTTGGTTATCTGGGTTTGTAGAGAGGCTATGCTATCGAGTACAGACTGAGAAGTGCCACCACCATTAGTAATAACCTTGATGGTTTCTGCAAGATCAGGAGCAACAACCTCACCAACATTGAGTTCAACACCACTAGACAACCCAATAATAAGGCTACCATCGAAATCAATACGAGCAGAGGTGACACTAATACCATCAGTCCCATCCAAGCCATCACGCCCATCTCGACCATTCTGACCATTGCTACCTTGTAAGCCCTGCTTTCCCTCAAGTCCGTCTTTGCCATTTTTGCCATCCTTACCATCTTTGCCATCCCTCAAACTAGAGGCTTTTGACTCAATGGTGGCATTTAATTGGCTAAACCTTGTTTCCAAATCGCTCTTAATCTTCTTCAAGCCTTGGATAACAACCTCTGTACTCTTGCCAATAGCCTCTTGGTTAGCAATTTCTAGTCGTGTTTGTGCTGATTTTTGCAAAGCACCAACTAACTCCATCTGCTCATCAGCAGATAGGCCATCAATGCCTAGTTTTCGCTCTAAATCACCAATATCCATTAGGAAAGTTCCTTAGAAAGCCTGTCTAGAAAGTCATTCTCTACCTGTGCACGCTTATCAGCCATCTGTAACTCAACAATCTTGCTCTTATTCTTGATGTCAGCTTCTTTGAGCATCAAATCAGCAATCTTGACTCTCTTATCAAACTCCCTTTGGTTGGCATCAGCCTCATTGGGTAGGTTCTTGGTCAAAGATGCACTCATCTTGGCTTGAACTTCTTGTGGCATCAACTGAGCCTCGACAGACAACTTGGTAGCCTCTGCACGATTCTGTTCTGCCTGAGTAGTATTGACCGCAATCTGCGCTTGAGCCGCTTGCATTGCCAATTGTTGTTGCATTTGTTGCATTTGTTGTGCTTGCTCATCAGGTTGAGCCATCTTCTCCAACATAGCAATCAGTTCCATCCTATTAGATAGGCTCGAATTAGCCAAAATGCCCTTCAAGATCACAGGCAAGACGGGGGTATTCGGCCCCAGAGTCTGCAACAAGCCAATAAACTGCTGTTGCTCATACTCTCTAGCAATAATTCCAAGCGTTGCCGTAGGTATGAAGTTCATATCCACAGAAGGATAGCGCTCTGGATCAAACTGCATGAATCTGAAAGCCGCCTTCTTGATGAACGGGATCAAGAAATCTTCTTGAAAGTTCACCAAAGTGCGCTTGTACTTCTTAATGATAGAAGCGACAGCCATAGACATACCGCCTTGACCACCATCACGAGCCACATTGCTGATCATGCCTTGGGAATCCAATGTTCCAGTAGCTTGCAACAACATACGTTCAAAGTCTTTAGCCGTTGCCAAGTTGTTTGGGTCAGTTTGACCGAACTTGAAGGGGTAAAGAATCTCTGAAGGTGCGCCATTGGTAAGGATTGCCTTGCCTGGCTTTACCTCAAACTTCATTCCTCTTGGCAAACGAGTAGCGTCCATAGCAATCATTGGGCTAGTGGTAAGTGCAAGGGAATCTAAGTGGCTACGAGTCTGTGCGTCAATAGCCTTTTGCATATTGAACGCTTTTTCTACTGTGCCTCTGCCCAACAAACGATTGGGAACTGTGTCATCTTGATAGGTCAAGACGGGGCGATCCTTCATCATGTAGGGATTCGCTTCAGCCTTTAGCAGTTGACCATCATTGGCAATGACAACAATAGCTTCTACCAAATCAGCATATTCATCTGCCTCAGAGTTATCTGGGAAAAGGTCAACAATCTCTTTGTTTTCTTCTAAATTCTCTAGGTATTCCCTTGGCACTAAGCCATAGTAGGTCAACAACAAGACTTTCTCATCTTGGTATTGGCTTACTTCTTGGGTAGGCTCAAGGTCAGAATCGTCACCAGAAGTGGTAATGTTTACCTTGCGATAGATACCAGCCTCAATGCCTTGGACAATTTTATGGATAGAGACATATTTCTCTATCGCCACACCCATACAGTCACTTACGCTAGTTCCGTTGGGGTCGAACAAAAAGTTCTTTGGGTTTACAGGAGAAATCTTGACCGCAATGCGTTCTCTCTCTAACACTCCAATAGCCGCTTGCCCAGCTTGGCCTGGTATCGGCTGAGTTGAAGGAACATACTCTGTCTCAGTCATCACCACAACTTCACCTATGCCTGTGCCATAGATTTCAGCCATCAGTTCAATCTGATCAATCGCTTTCCTAATCTTGTCTTTCTTGAAGTCTTCTGTGAGTTGACGCTTAATCATCTCCACATCTATAGGGTTGCCATTGACATCTTGGATGTTGTCTTCAATGTCAAAGAAATCGCCTTGACCAAAGATTGCTTCCATGATCTCAGCATGGCGAGTCTCAACAGCTTGCTGAGTCGCTGGGGTAACAATGCGGCTACGCTCTGATTCACGGGTTTTATCTTCTACTGCCCATTCACCACGGAAGATGCGCTCGTACTCTAGCCAATCGGGAAGGAAGTTGGTATTTCTGTAATCACGCCAACGATCACAATGGTCAACAACAAAGGCAGTTAAGTCTTTGTCAGCCTGTGTAGGCTCATCGTAACTACCTTGATCTTCGATCTTTACTTCTTTGTCTGTTGCCATTTGTTATCCTCAAACACCAGAAATTATATCTATAGGCTCCCACTCATCTTCTTGGTCATCCTCAAAGTACGAGGTAACAGCCAATTGATCTATGTAACTTAGCGCATCTGGCAAGTCATCATGCACTCCAATGGCTGGGAAAAGTAGAAGTTGATCTTTAAATTCATCCCAATCCTCCTCAGAGTTCAGCACAATACGTCCATGCTCAAATCGACCTTGGAGGCTCCAGATAATTCTGTCAGCCTTTTTCCTGTTGCCATGCGTTAAGTCAACTATGTGCGAATATACATTATTTTTACGCATAAGGTCAGAAAGATACGGCAAAACTGCATTTTTTAACGCACCTCGCTCTATGCCTACTGCCAAAGGTCTGTAATCTCGCATCTTCATCAGGATGGTTGCCGCAGTCTCACGGATGTCCCACCTACCAAACACAATCTCTTTGACAAACCATTTACCATCATCTGTAACTTTCACCACAGCAATAGCAGTCTGGTCTAGTCTTTTCTTGGAATTAGCGGCTTGTTTGGCAACTTCCTCGAACCCTGCCAAGTCAATCGCTAAGTAGTAACTGCCGTACTGAGGTTCTTCCCCGTACTTAATCCATTCTTCCTTAAATACATTGCTACCAGCATTGGTGAAACTAGCCATGTATTCTTGCTTGAAAGCAAATGTAGACAAGGTTTTCTTGGCAGACTCAATCTCAGTTGGGTCAATCAAGGGGTTGTCTTTGGTAGTGAAGTGCCAAGACTTCCAATCAGCATCGTCCTCAGTCTCGCCAAGTTTGAAAAGGTCATAGAACCAATTCCTCCCTTTGGGTGTCCCAATAAACATCGCTCTACCCTTGCGGTCAGACAGCGATGCCCTGATAACTTGCTCCCACGCTTCAGGCTTAATGTCTGCTACCTCATCCAGTACAGCATAGGTCAAGCTGACACCACGGAGAGTGTCTGGTCTGTCTGCACCTCTGACGTAAATCTTTGCGCCATTGATCATCGTGATGTCCAAGTTGTTTACATGACTACCTTGGATCACCTCTCTACCAATGTCCAACAACAAATCCCAAATGATCTGCCTAGACTGCCCCATAGTAGGACTCACATACAGCACAGCTGATCCCTGTGGACACTTCAACGCCTCAATAATCAATGTCGTTGCCGCCAACCTAGACTTGCCACAACGCCTTCCAGCCGCAACAACCTTGAACCTCGTCTTGTCAGCAAAAACATCCTGTTGCCAAGGGAGAAGGGAGAAGTTTAGATCGCTCATTCGATTGAATAGTCAGGGGATGAAAATGGGTCTTTATAAAATGGGTTTTCTACTTCACCAGAAGACTTGCTCCAATTTATAGCCTTGTCTAGCGTGTCCAAACCAAGATTGTCAGGATCAACTCTATATTGGCGCATAAAAAACTCTTTCCATGCCGTAGGATGGGTTGGGTCTTTTAGCATCTTTCCCTCTGGCGTTGACGAAAAGAAGTGTGGTCTGTTGTCGGTTTTGCTAATGCTTTCTTGCATACCAGCCTTGTATGCACCCCTGTAATCGTAATCAGAGTTCTTGAGAAGCATATCAATCACCCGATTGCTGTCCATCTTGTCTACTGGCATCTTGTTCTCAGCCGCAATATCGCCCTTAATAGAGTTAAATAACTGAGTGCTTTGCAACCAGTTGCGGAATTTTGGCTCTTCGCTAGGCGGCAAAGTCGTAGGACTCCAAGGAGTCTTAGTAAATTCTTGGTATTGATTAATCCAGTCAGTCATCTTTTACCTCCACATCTTCAGCATCTATTGTTTGGGCGTGATTGATCTCGCCAATGCCCGTGATGTTAATCGTTACCGCATTCCTCTGCTTGGCTTCCTTGTCAAACAAGGTGATCGGTAACGTCCGATCCAAACACATCTTCAGCGCCGCCATTTGACCAGGGTGGTCATCATTCAACGCAATCTCGAT